CGACCGTCGCGCCTTACGCCACCGCCGCCTGGTGCGTGCGCATCGAATGCACGAACGGCACCATCGTGCGCCTGACATCGTATCCGCACGACCTGACCATGAGCAACGCCACGGTCTATAAAACCGACTACGGATATGAGCCGACCGCCTTTTCGGCGTCGTCATCTATGAGTCCATCGGCCATCGACCTAGAAGGCATTGTGGCCGCTGCCGGCATATCCCGCGATGCGCTGGCCTCTGGTGTGTTCGACAACGCCCGCGTCTATGTCTTCAAGACGAATTTTCTGTCGCCGGTCGAGGATTACGAGGAAGTCGCCGCCGGCTTCTTCGGCAAGGCGACCTTGATGGACGACCATTACCGCATCGAAGGCATGAGCCTTATCGACGCGCTCAACCAGGCAGTCGGCAGCATCTATCAGGCCGCTTGCCCGCGCACCCTTGGCGATGCCGGATGCACGGTCAATCTGGCGGCGATTACCGTCACCGGCTCATTGACCAGCGTGACCAGCAGTTCGGTGGTTCGTGATTCGTCAAGATCGGAAGCCGCCGACTGGTTCGGGGCCGGCACCATCCATTTCACCAGCGGGGCCAATGCCGGCCTGAAGCCGCTTGAGGTGAAAGATTACGCCGCCAACGGCACGGTAACGACCTTCGAGCCGTTCTATTACGCGCCGGCCATCGGTGATGCCTACGTGCTTGTCCCCGGGTGCCGGAAGCGCGAGGCCGATTGCCGCGACAAGTTCGCCAATATCATCAACTTCTTCGGATTCACGCGCATCCCGACTTCATCTACCTACCAGCAGATCGGGACCGGCGCATGAACGCGAACGACATCATCGCCATCGCCCGCGCCGAAGTCGGCACGCCTTTCCGGCATCAAGGCCGGCAGTCCGGCAAGGGACTGGATTGCGCTGGGCTGGTCTGCCATGTGGCCAATGCGCTCGGGCTGGATTACTTCGACCAGCAGGGCTATTCGCGCCACCCGTCGCAGGGCTTGCTCGAAGCCGCGCTCGATGCCCAGCCCTGCCTGGTGCGCGTGGCGCTGGCCGACATGGCGAAGGGCGACGTGCTGCTCATGCGCTTCGACGGAGATCCGCAGCACCTGGCGATCCACGCCGGGTGGAGTTCGGTCTATCAGGATGAAGGCATCATCCATGCCTGGCTGCAGGCGCGTAAGGTGTCGGAAAACCGCCTCACCGATGAATGGCGCGGCCGCATCGTGCGCGCCTACCGCTTTGCGGGGGTCGCATGAGTACCGGCGGGCAGATAGTCGGCGGACTGGTTGGCGGCATCGTAGGTTTCTTCACCCCGGCCGGGCCGATCATCGGCGCGCAGATCGGGATGATGATCGGCGGCTATATCGACCCGCCCAAAGGCCCGAAAGGCAAGCCCCCCTCGGCGTCCGACCTCGCCGTCCAGACCGCTACCTACGGTGCGCCGCTGGGGGATGGTGACGGCACTTACGGGAGCATGGGCAACGTATTCTGGGTCGAGGGAAATTCGCTGCGCGCGACCGAACACAAGGAATCTCACGGCAAGGGCGGGAGTTCATCAGGCCCGTCGACCTACACCATTACCGGCACCTTCGCGGTCGGCTTTGGCGAAGGGGAAATCGACGCCTTCGGCAAGGTCTGGTGCAGCGGTAAGCTGGTCCATGATCCGTGGTCGACGGATGTCGGCACCATCATTGCCAACGGTGAAAACGGTGCGCGCATGGCCTTCTACACGGGCGGCGCCGGGCAGCTTCCCGATCCGCGCATACAGGCCGACATGGGCGCGGCGAATACGCCGGCCTGGCGAGGGCTGCACTACATCGTATTTTATGACTGGCCGCTGGCCGATTACGGCAATACGCTGATGGGGATTCAGGTCAAGGCGGAGATCGTGCACGCCGCAACCGTTGCCCAATATGCCCAGCGCGTTTATATTCCCGATGACTTGCTGCCAAGGACGACCTCGTTTCCGGGCGCCGGGTCGACCGAATACGGGTACTTCAACCCCCGCGTCGAGGCGGGCATCTTCAAGTGCGACAAGGCATCCGCCGCCAACAATTATGCCTACACCTTCGGCGTTTCATACGAAGGCGTATTTCTTTATCAGATGGCCGGCGATCCGGTCACCGGCGCATTCGGCTATATCGGCGCCGTGGCGGCAGGCGTCGTCGCCTATAGCGGCGGATATAGCGGAACATTCACTATCGCTGGCGCGCAGTTCAAGCTGAAAACCGCCGACCCGAACAATACCTGCCACGGCATGGCGGTCGGCGCCGATGGTCGCATCTACGCCCTGGAGCGCCTGGCCGGCGCGTGGTTATTCAATATTTACGACGGCGAAAGCCTGGCGCTGGTGTCGAGCGGCGTCAACAACTCGATCCGGCTTGGCGACAACGATATTTCCATCCCCTGCATTCCGGGGACAAACGTCACCTTCTGCGTCGAGGCTGATGGCATGCACTTGTGGACAGCGCAGGAGGGCGGCGGAAATGCAAATTTTTATTTGTGCGGCATCTCGGCGACCGGCGACCTGACCACAACGCACGCGTTCAGCGAACCATTCCTCGGGTCATCAGGTAGGCTGTCAGCTATCCATGCGGTCAATGGCCTCTGCTACGGGGTAAACGATGCCGGCGGATTCTATATTTACGACCGAAACCCGGTGTCCACGCCGGCGCTGGTGCCACTGGCCGACATCATCGAGCGCCGCTGCCTGAAATCCGGGCTGCTGGAGTCGTCCGACCTCGACACCTCGGAAATCACGCAGATGGTGCACGGCTACAAGGTCGCCAGCATCGCCGCGATCCGCGCCTCGCTGGATTCGCTGCAGGCGGCATGGCCGTTCGACGTGATCCCGCACGGCTATCAGATCAAGTTCGTGCCGCGCGGCAAGACGCCGGTCGCCAGCATCGACGCCGCCGAACTCGGCTGCATCGCCGGCAACGACAAGCCGGGCGTGCGCATCACCGCCAGCCGCGAGATGGATTCACAACTGCCGCGCAAGGTGCTGGTTTCGTACCTTGACGTCAACCGCGAGTATGATCTCAACACCGGCCCCGGCGCCGAACGCCTGAATACCGACGCGATCAACGTCGAGCAGATCGACCTGGCCATCGTCATGAGCGCCACGGAAGCGGCGCAAGCCGAAGAGGTTCTGCTCTACCTGCGCTGGCTGGAGCGGCACGACGTGAGCTTCGTTCTGCCGCCGACCTACGCCCGGCTCGAACCCGCCGATGTCGTCACGATTGCCGATGATTCGGCCAGCTACGAATTGCGCCTGACGCAGATCAACTATCTGCCCGATGGCCGCCTGGAATGCACGGCCAAATTCAACAACGTCGCCACCTACACCTCGACAGCGGTTGCCCAGGAGGCGCTGAGCCCGGTCCAGGTGCTGACCTATCCCGGCGCCTCGGTGCTGGCGCTGCTCGATATTCCCTGTGTCTATTCGACGGTGATGAACGCGCCGGGCATCCTGACTGCCGTCGCCGGCTATTCGTCCGGCTGGCCGGGCGGCACGCTGTTCCGCTCGGACGACGAGGGGCAGACGTGGAGCGGTGTCCAGGGGTTCAACGCGCCCGGCTGCACGCTGGGGCTGGCGACCAACGCAATCGGCGCCGCATCGCGCTACACCGTCGATCCCGGCAACGTGCTGAATGTGCGCCTGCTGGCCGGCGATCTCGCTGGCGTCACCCAGGATGCAATGTTAAACGGCGCAAATCATTTTGCCTACGGCGCTCCAGGGCGCTGGGAGATCATCGCCGCACAGGCCTGCGCGGTACAGGGCGATGGAACCTATCAACTGTCGGGCCTGCTGCGCGGACGATTCGGCACCGAACAATACATGTCTACACATGCAATCTGGGATTCGCTCGTGCTGCTCGATGCGGCAGAAGTGCGATTTATCGGGCTGAATATTGCATCGCTTAATATCAGTCGTCGCTGGCGCCCCGTAACTAAAGGTGCAGAAATATCCGGTGCCATTGAGACGATTTCTGCTTATTCCGGCGTGAACCTCAAGCCGTTGAGCCCAGTCGATTTGAAGGGGTACATTGATGACGCATCGCTCGATTACGTCATTGCCTGGACGCCGCGCTCGCGTACCGGGGTTGAACCATTTTCCGGCATGGCGACGCCGCTTGGAGAAACATCGTCGTCATATGAAGTAGAAATTTGGAACTCGACCTATACGACGCTGATCCGGACGATTTCCGGGCTGACCAGTCCAACGGCCACTTATGCCGCTACACAACAGGTTGCCGATTTCGGCATCGAGCAACAAACGCTTTACGTCAAGATTTATCAGTTGTCATCGACAGTTGGGCGCGGATTCCCGATGGTTTCCAGCATTACGCGGTCGGCTTCAAATGACCCGTTCAGCGCCAGCGTCACTGTCGGAATGCACTTCAACGGCGCGAATAACAGCACGACATTTACCGATGTTACAGGAAAGGTAGTCACCGCAATTGGTGATGCAAAAATACTGACTTCACAGTCCAGGTTCAACGGTTCGTCTCTGTACTGTGATGGCACAGGGGACGGAATATCCATTCCGAACTCGGGCGACGTATTGCTAGGGAGCGGTGATTTTACTGCCGAAGTGTTCGTCAGGCTTTCAGATATCACCTCCGTTCAGTCGCTGTTCGGCGTATGGGGTGCATCCGGGGCATTCTCATGGCAGCTATTCCATTACAGCGGAAACATCCAGTTTTCCTTCTCAACAGACGGGACAACGCAGACCAATGCCGTGGTTTCGACGTCGGGTATTTCTGTAAACACATGGGTGCATGTTGAGGTTGTAAGGTCTGGCGCAAATATTTACGCATTTGTTGATGGCGTCCAGAAAGGTTCGACCTACAACGCCGGATCGTCGTCATTTTACAACTCGTCGAGTCTGCTTGGCGTTGGGATTGTTCCATCGAATTCATATGGTCCGTGCGCCGCTTACTTCCAGGATTTCCGCTTGACCAAGGCCGCCCGCCACACTGCAAACTTCACACCGCCCGTGGCTTCATTCCGCTACCCGTAAGGATTATTTATGGCTGACTACGCAACCCCATTCGGAACGATTTCACAAAGCGGCGCATCGCAGGATGTCAAGGCGAATGCGCTATTCGACGCGCTATCACCAGCGGCTTGCTATGGCCTCAACGGCGCGACGACAGCGGGCCTGACGCTGGGGCTGCATGGCAGCAAAATCCTGCTGGCTGGCGTCATCACGACAATTTCAACGCAGACGATGACGCTGACGGCGTCTGTGACCAACTACGTCGAAGCGCATCCGGATACCGGTGCAGTATCTAAAAACAGTACGGCATTCACGCCGGGCTACATTCCAATCGCAGCAGTTACCACAAATTCCACGGGTATCGTTCCCTCGACCGGGTTTGTCGATTCCCGTGCCTTGGCATTAGCGACCAATGCGACGCTGGCCAAGGCGTTGAGCGATGCCAATACGACGCTGACGCAGACGGAAGCAGCCAATGCAACACTGACTTTTTCCGGCACCCTGACTGCGACCCGCGATATCGTCGTGCCGCTGGTCGGCAAGCGGCAATGGACGGTCTACAACGGCACCGGGCAATCGCTGCGCTTCATCGGCGCCAGCGGCACCGGCATCACCGTCGCCACCGTCAAGCACGCAATCGTGCGCAGCGACGGCACGAACATCGTGCGGGTGACCGCCGACACGTAAGTTTTTT